TAAGCGCGACATACAAAGTGTGGAATGGGCAAAACATCTCCCCCGTGTACAGATATGTAACGATTGGTTTAGCAGTGGTGATGTTGTCATTGCTCCTTGGCTTGTAGCCGATGATCACAAACGCATACCCAAACTAAAAGGTAAATACATGTTCGGGCACTTTGAACTGCCTGGTTACTTGATGAACGCCATGGTAGAAATGCCAGACCATGGTGAAGTTCGCAGAGAAGACTTCAACAACTTTGAACATGTGTTTACTGGACACTTTCACAAACGTCAAACCAAAAAGAACATCACCTACATTGGCAATTGCTTTCCTCACAACTATGCTGATGCCGGAGATGACGACCGTGGCATGATGATACTAGAATGGGGTCAAGAGCCAGAGTTTCATGCTTGGCCAGATCAGCCTCGCTATCGTGTGCTAGGCCTGGCCAGCATCATTGATAACGCACCTACTTTACTTTCGCCAGGCATGCATGTGCGTGTGCAGTTGGACATTGAGATCAGTTACGAAGAAGCCAACTTTATCAAAGAGACCTATATCAAGGAATATGGCTTGAGAGAAATGGCCTTGATACCCAACAAGAATAATTCAGTAGACACTGACATGGCGCCAGGTGAAGTCAAATTTGAATCTGTGGATCAAATTGTCACAGATCAGATCACCAACATTGAATCAGAATTTTACGACAACAAATTACTGTTGAAGATTTATCAGACTTTATGAATATAACACAATTATCGCAATTTTTAACAAGTAAATATTCAATCAAGGCCATGATTGATCTATCGGATTTGTCTCAATCGCCAGTGGCCGCCTATCAATTTTTTTACAAACTACATCAGGCAGAGTTTGCAAATCATGATAGAATTGTATTGTATACTTCTCAAGAGATTCCTGACAGTCTGTTACAGCATCTATATAAAGTAACTGAGGCCGTTGATGTAAGTAATTTTTTTGTGTTGATTTGTACTCCAACCGATATATCTCAGAGACTCAATGATTTAGCAAAGGAAAAGACTGCCTGGGGCTCTTTTCAAAACTTCAACGGCATCTTGGAAGAAACCAAATCCATTGAAGATCTGTATAGCCTGCCCAATACAATTTGTGCTGTTCCTTGGATGAATGTAGAAGTAAAATCCAATGGAGCAATTACTCCATGCTGTATGTCTGACGGAATAGAACTTGGCAATATCAACGATACTTCATTGAATGATGCATTCTACAGTCCGGCCATGGAAAGCCTACGTAGTCAATTTTTAGCCGGTGAGAAACCCAAGGCATGCAATAGTTGTTGGAAAAAAGAATCTCGTAAATTGAGCAGTATTAGAACGCACAATATCACAAGATTAAGAAAAGACTTTTTTTTAGAATGCCTGGAACAACCAAAAATTACCAATCTAGATCTCAAATTCAATAACACTTGCAATTTCAAATGCAGGATTTGTAATCCTGAAAGTAGTTCTTTAATCACAGCCGAGCAAAGAAAATTTTTAAACGTATCAATTGCTCCTCAATCCAATTGGTCCGAGTCTACAAACTTCCTTGATCAAATGATCAAAATGCTTCCTGAAATTACCAACATCGACATGTTTGGTGGTGAACCATTCCTGATAAAAAAATTTGCCAATGTGTTACGCATAGCAGTAGAACAAGGACATGCAAAAAATATTAGATTGCACTATAATTCCAATGGATCTATTTGGCCCGCAGAATTCATTCCTTATTGGCCTCATTTTCGAGAAGTAGATATACATTTTAGTATAGATGCTATTGGCCCAAGATTTGAACTACAGCGAGGTGGCACATGGGCGGACGTAGAAAAAAATATTTTGCAAATTAAAAATTTAAATTTTCCAAATATGATTTTGAATCTAATGCCTACCATCAGTATATTAAGTGTGTACTACATGGATGAAGTGTATGATTGGGCAAAAAAATACAATTTCAAATTGTTTGTAAGTAATTTAGTTAACCCACTAGAATTTAATTTAAACAATCTTACCGGTCGTGCTCAACAATTAATAGTAAACAAGTTTCAAGATCATCCTTGGGCCGAAATACAAAAAGTAATAGATTTTATAAAAATCTCACCGCCTTCAGACGGCCAGACGTTTGTAGAAAAGATCAAATGGTTTGACTCCGTACGCAAAGAAAATTTTGCAGATTCCCATTGGGAGATTGCAGAAGCCATGGGATACGTGTATAATAAGACTTTATGATTCAGATTAAAAACTTAACTGTTCGAAATTTCATGAGTGTGGGTGCGGCCACACAAGGCATTGATTTTGACCGCAATGACTTGACTTTGGTGTTAGGCGAAAACCTAGACCTAGGCGGTGACGGCTCACGCAACGGTACAGGTAAGACCACAATCATCAATGCCTTGAGTTATGCCTTGTACGGTCAGGCCTTGTCAAACATTCGCAAAGACAATCTAGTAAACAAGACCAATGGCAAGAACATGCTTGTGAGTTTGGACTTCTCGGTTAACGGTCAAGAGTACAGAATTGAGCGTGGTCGTAAACCCAATGTGTTAAAGTTTTATGTCAACAGCGAAGCACAAGTATCTACAGACGAAGCACAAGGCGACAGTCGCGAAACACAGGATGCCATTGAGCGTGTGATGAACATGAGTCATGACATGTTCAAACATGTGTTGGCGCTAAACACTTACACAGAACCTTTCTTGAGTCTGAAGGCCAATGACCAGCGAACTATCATTGAGCAGTTGTTGGGTATTACTTTATTGAGCGAACGTGCTGATGCAATCAAAGAACTCAATAGACAAACCAAGGATGCTATTCAGCAAGAAGAATTTAGAATACGTGCTGTTCAAGAAGCCAACAAGCGCATTGAAGAACAAATAGAAAGTCTGCGAAAACGTCAGCGGCTATGGACAGCCCGGCGTGATGAAGATGTGGGCAAACTAGAACAGGCCATTGCGGATCTTGAACACATAGACATTGATGCCGAAGTACAAGCACATAGAGATCTAGAAGAGTTCCATGTCAAGAAAAAAGCCATAGATGAGGCCACGCAATACATTCGTCAAATTGACTCTGATGATGCCAAACTAAACAAGTTATTAGATAAACTCAAAACTGAGATTGCGGCATTGGATGCTCATCGGTGTCACTCATGTGGTCAAGATTTACATGATGACAAACAAGATGAGTTGAAGCAGGCCAAACAGGCCCTGGTGCAAGACACAGCACTGCAACTCTTGGCCAACGATACTCAACGCCAAGAACATCAAGACACGTTGGCTCAACTTGGTGCATTGGGCACAGCACCTTCTGTGTTCTATGATTCACTAGAGCAAGCATTGAACCATCGCAACACCGTAGAAACCTTACGAAAAGATCTAACTGCAAGATCTGCAGATACGGATCCTTATGAGGAACAGATTTCAGACATGCAAGGACAAGCCCTGCAGACCGTAGCATACGATGCCTTGAATGATCTCACAAGACTACAGGAACATCAAGACTTCTTGCTCAAACTGTTGACATCAAAAGACAGTTTTGTACGTAAGAAGATCATTGATCAAAATTTAAGTTATCTAAATGCACGGCTTACACATTACTTGGATCGTATTGGATTGCCGCATACTGTGAAGTTCCAAAACGATCTAACTGTAAGCATTGAAGAACTGGGTCGTGAACTGGATTTTGACAACTTATCACGTGGTGAACGTAACAGACTGATCTTGAGTATGAGTTGGGCATTCCGTGATGTTTGGGAAAGTTTGTATTCACCTATCAACTTATTGTTCATTGACGAACTGATCGACAACGGTTTAGACACACAAGGTGTGGAGAATGCCCTGGCCTTGCTTAAAAAGATGAGCAGGGAACGTCACAAATCAATTTGGTTAGTTTCGCATCGTGATGAACTTGCAGGTCGTGTGGAGAATATTCTCAAAGTGATCAAAGAGAATGGCTTTACTAGTTATAATACGGATGTTGATCTGGCGTGATTGCTTCGACTATTTTTTGTGGGTGTTCGTATACAAACGGTCTCGGTTTGGAACTAGAAGAACATGCACCAGAACTCTGGACAAATATTCTTTATCAGTCTATTCCCCAATTATCAACTACAAAGTACATCAATGTGGGCGTAAGCGGCGCAACCAATGAAGATATATTTCTATCTGCGTTAGGTAATATAGTAAACAATACAGGGTGCTGTTATCTTTTTGTTGCATTTACTTCGCTAAAAAGATTACATTCAAATCCCAGTGTTGAAGTATACAGCACACATATACATCTAGAAAATAAGAAACCTAGAGACATCCACATAAATCCTAAAATTACAATTTCTGGAAGTTATATTGAGAATATTCGTGACCGATTTTTTGATTTAACGCATTTGCATTACGATATACTAAAAATTTTCCGCTATACCAGAATAATCGAGCAGGTAGCAAAAAAATTTAATATAAAAGTTTTTTTTATTAATTCATTGATGACTATTGACAAAAATTATTTTGTTCCGGTAGTAAAGCCGTCCAGAACTCCTAGCGATACTACACCAATGACTCAAAAATTGTTGAATGCTGACACCAGAGATGATGAAGAATATTTTCAAATATACGATAAAATACACTTGGACTATAAAAACACAGACAGTCTACTATGTAACTGGCTTAATTTAGATCAAGGCTTTAGAACAAATTTTTATTTAGATAAAGGCAACGACAACTTACACCCAGGACCAGTTAGTCACCAAGCATTTGCAAAATTTCTGACAGAAAAAATACAGGTTTACCTGTAATATGATAACTATACAGCAAGGATAAATCGCACAAAAACACATGACATGGCTATATCAAGACACCCCAGTTGAGACGTTGCCCGAAGAGTGTGTGGGATTTGTTTACTTGATCACATGTAATCTCACTGGACGCAAGTACATAGGCAAAAAATTAGCAAAATTTTCCAAGACAACATACCGGACTGTAAAACAAAAAAACGGCACAAAGAAGCGAAAGAAGATACGCTCCAAGATCGATAGTGATTGGAGAGAGTATTGGTCTAGTTCAGATGAACTTAAAAAAGACATTGTGTCTCTCGGACAGGACAATTTTACAAGAGAAATATTATTTTATTGTAAAAGTAAATCAGAATGTACCTAT